GCTGTACTATCTTCAACTAATATTGTGTTAGTAGGTGCATCCAATGATACGAACGAACCAGTAGGTGTAAACATATATCTACCATTAATTGAATTAGAACTAAACTTAGGTGCTCCTCTAACAGTTAAACTTGTTGAGTTAGCAACACTATTAATTTCTACAACATCAAATGAAGTAGAGTTAATTGTCAATACTATCTTATCACCAGCTGCTAATGCTGGAGATGTAAAGTTTGTTCCTACACCTGTTATTGAACTATTACCAGCAGTAAATTGTACATTACCTGTAGAATTACTTGTTAGTTTAAATACTTCTTCACCTTGTTGAAATGTTCCATTAATAGTACCATTATTAGCTACAAGGAATTCATAATCTTCATTTACAAAATCAACAGTAGCTCTTTCTTTTGAGAATACTGCTTGTCTTACTATAAACTTAGCATCTTCATCTAAGTATTCTGTCCATGTTCTATTATTTGTAGATAAGAACATAGTACCTTGACCCCAATCTTGATTGGTTGATATGCCTGTGTTTAAATCTTTCTGACCAGCTTTTGCTGTGAATACTTTATAATCTGGTGAGTTGCCATCAGGTAATATTACAAAACAATATTCTCTACCAGTTTTAACTTGGACTGGTGCTTTAAAGTTAATTGTTGTTGCTGATGTTCCTTTTTCAGATACATTAACCTGTGATGATTTTAAATGTACTTTACTAAATGGAAGTACTGTATCACTAGGTTGACCGTTTACAACTTCTTGTAATTGTACTGTAACACCCATTCTAGCATCTTTAGCTGAGAAGAATAAATCTAATGAAGTTAGATATCCATTTACTTCTCCACCAAATGATGATGGATTCAATAAGAATGATTGTGCTAACGGATCATTATAAGCTGCTGGGAAGCCTCCTCTACCTGGAGCTCCAACTCCACCTGAAATGTCTCCTTCTCTACCTGAGAAATCTTCTGGCCAGAATAATGGTGCATCATGTATTATTCTACCTGGACCACCAACATTATTAGATCCTGGAGGTCTTATACCAGGAGTGTTTCCTTCATTAGGAGGGAATGGTACTGTGTTTGGTACGTTATTTGGTACAGTGTTAGGGAATTGATTACCGCCTGGTGGTGGATCAATTATAGTAACTACTTCAGTTGTATCAATTACTCTTCTAGTATTAGATGTTTCTTCTGTACGTGTTTGTGATATTTCTGGTACTCTAGTTGAAACAACAACATCATTTGTTTGAACACTAAAGTTGAAACAATTAAATCTAGCTGATGCAGAAGATACTATATCATCTAATTGTGATAAATTGCTTACATCAGCAACTATGATTTTTCTTTCACCAGCAAAGAATGTATCTGCTGGTAAATTTATTATTCCATGCAATTCACCGTTGGCATTAGCAGTAAGAGCTGTTCCTTTTAAATTTGATCTTTTGATTATAGTTTTAGCTCTTGTAGTTGTTAACTGTTCCATTGGCTCAAGATCATCAATAGGATTGAATAGTTTAGCTGGCATTACATGTTCATTTACATCTACACCATCAAAGTATACATAGTGTCTTAAGTTTGGTCTTAAACCAGTAGCAACAAATCTTATATTTACACCAGGTATATAAGGTTGGAAAGATATATCTGTTACAAATTCACCTACTTTCTTAGTAGTTGTTTTTTCAGTTCCTTGTAAACCAGTAGTTGTTTTTTTAACTGTCTGATGTTCAATAGTTTCGTATGTTTCAGTTCTTGTTGTATCTGTTTCAGTAACTGAAGTTAATCTTGTTTCTATTTCTTCACTTATTACTTCTTCTGTAGTTTGTTGAAGAGGTATCATTTTGTTTAGTTCTTCTAATAATGATAATGTACCTGAAGCTACATCTACATCTATCTGTACTGGTTGTAAAGGAGCTTTAACTGTATCTGTTCTACTTAAGTAATCTGGGAACAATGATAAGTTACCAGCATAATGCCAGAATTGTGAAGTACATCTTCTGTCTTGTGTTGCTTTGTTTTGATTAATAATTACTCTTTGATCAAACATAGGTATGATTGAGTCACCTTGCTTAGTAACATTAGCACCACCATTGAACTTCATATCAATATGATATTGTTCAAACTTAGCTGTTAGTTGTTGTCTTGCTATATCATAACCAGCTTTGAATTCTGAGTTTAATGGATTACCAGTTGTTCTTGATGCAAAGTTATCAACAATAAATCCATTTTTGAATCTATTAAGTGCTGCATTTGTTCTACCTGGTAAGTTTAAATCTTTTGTTTGTTTTTCTAATAAGTTAAGTGATGTATAGTATTCTAAGTTCTTAACTCTTTGGTCGATATTTTTAATATCTTCCATAGTATATCTTTTTAACTGAGTAGCTCTTATCTTAATTGCCAAGTCTGGTCTCTTAAAGTTTGTAGCTTCTAGTATTGATAAACTTGGGAACACTGGAATATCAATTGTACCAAGCTGCATTGCTGCAGGTGGTTTTTCTGGCAATGTTGGATTAACACTAGCTTCACCATGTACAACTCTTAATGTTCCTTCTTCAGAAACTAATCTATCTTTTCTTGGTAGATAGTATTCTATTGATGATGACCATAATTTATTTGGTACTGATATGAATGAATCTGCATCTATAAGTTCTACTGCTGATGGATTTTCTGTAGCTGTATTAATACCATTAGAGAAAGCACCACCCATTGTAGCTGTGTTGCTTACATATGGTCTAAAGTCAATACTATCTCTTAATGAATATTCTCTTCCAGATATTGGTGATCCAAATACTGGAATCTCTGCTGTTGTAATTTTATCTGTTGCTGCTGTATTAGCATCATCAATAATACCAGAGTATGATCCAAAATGGAAAAATCCTTTACCAGATCCTGACTCTTTAAAGTGTCTAAACTTAACTGCTATATGATCATCTGATCCAATAGTATAACCACTATTTGGTTTTATTCTTAACTTAGATAAACCATAAGATCCATCTTTTTGATTTGATACTATTTCAAAGTTGCTTGTTACATCTGTCCAATCACTTTCTGCAGTTGAAGTATATGTGTTGTCTGGTCCAACCAATACTGATGTTAATTCATAAGCATCTGGTACACCTAAACTCCAAGGTCCAGATGTTCCACCAGCATTACTTGCTGTGTCTATACCTACTTCAGTAATCTCAACTACTTTAGCTCTACCTGGTTCATTAGTATCATTAACATTGTGAATAATTGATACGCCCATTCCACCAGATTCTATATCTGTATCTAAACTTACAACAATGCTGTTTGCAGCAGTTATTGCTATATTTGCATTTGTTCTATCATGTAAAGATATAGGATAATGTTTAGGGAATGTTCTTAATACATCAACATTTGATTTAGATGCACCAACTGCTGACACAGTTTGGAATGTAGTACTGTTAACAACTGCATTAACTTGTACTAATGTACTATCTACATATACATAATCACCTGCTCTCAATGTAGAAGTTGCACCACCTGTAACTAATAATGTTGAACTGTCAGCTACATCTGCTGTTGTACTTGCTGCTGTTGCAGCGTTCTTAGATGCTGTTGGTACTATAATAAAATCTTTTTCTTGTACTTCACTAGCATGTCCAGATGCACCAATACCAAATGATTGGTCAGCTGTTAATCCTGTTAATGCAAATTTACCTGTTGTATTAGCTGTTGCTGTTTGTCTTTTTCTAAATGTATATGCACCAGCAGACCCAACAGACTTCAATCCTTTTTGTCCTACTGGGAATACTAAACCATCAAATCCAGTGTCTTTTAATTTAGCTAAACTATTGTCTAATAATATATCTCCAACACCTGATACTGAACTATTTGTTTCTGCACCTGATAAACTATACTCAGTTGATTTATAATGCCATATTGCTTTTGCATCAGCTCTAAATGTCTTACCAGGATTCATCTGTATATCATAAAGATATAAGTTATATTTTGTATCTTTTTTACCTGGTACATCACCAGATTGTTCTAAACCTCTTACTCTTGCTGTACCTATAACAGTACCTGTAACTCCGTGATATGTTACTGCTGTATTACTTGCTGCAGTTAAAGTTGGTGTAGCTCCACCACTAATGGCATCAAATTTTGAATCCATAATTAAAACCATATCATTAGTTTCAATACCAAATTCTCCTACAACTTCTTCTAACTCAATATAGTTTCCAAAGTTAATTGATACTTGTTGACTTGCTACGTTAACTGATTCTGTTGCTTTAGGTAATGGTATTCTTACTGTTGATGCACTTTCAAATCTATGACCTTTATTATATCCAATACCAGCTCCTATTGCTATTGCACTATGTGTTGTATTTCCTGCAATAATTTCTGAAGACAATGAGAATGGTTCTACTACATAGTCTCCACTTTCTTCATGTGTTCTTTTTGCTAATGTATCACCCAATGTTGATAACATTGCTTCATTGTTCTTTTGTATTGGTGCACCATATTGGAATTCAGCAACTTTTAAGAAGTTGTTAGATGCATCTGCTATTGCTTTTGAATTAGCAACTAATGTTGGTTTTAATTGTAATCTATCAGCACCTGGTGCATTTTCGTTTGCAAATCCTGATGCATTGTCTAATAATGTTGAATCAACACTACTGTTAACTGTTGTTTCTGTAGTTACAATACCAACTGTTCTTTCATGAGGTCTATTAGTATATTTTGAAACTATAACACTTTGTTCTTCAAATCTTTGGAAGATACCTTTTTGAAATATTACACCATCACCAATAGACATTTCATATGCTTTACCAGTAACATTGAATTGAGTATTACCACCTGCATCAAAGAAACTAGAGTTAGCTACTGTAACCCTCATGATTTCTTGTAAGTTAACTCTTAAAGTTGCATCTGTTGCTGAACTATTACTTGTAGTAATTGTAGCTGTAGGATAATCGTCTACTGTAAATCCAGCTCCATTAGCTGTAACATTTATAGATGTAACAGCACCATTAGCATTTGTAATAACATTAGCTGTTGCATTTCCACCATTAGTAGATGATATAACAACTGTATCTGAGTTAGATAAACCTAATCCTGCACCAGTAACTTGAATGTTAGCAATAGATGTAGTAGATGCATATACTTCTAATATCTCACCATTAGAATATTCTGTTGTAGTATCATCTGAGTTAAGATAGTTGAAGAATAAAGTATTTAAGTCTGGGTTTTGTGATTCTAAACCTGATTCTTTATCTACAACTCTTGAAACCAAATTAGCATTTTGACCTCTAATATAATCACCAGCACTAATTAATGCAACATTTAGATCTGTTCCTGCAATAGTTTTATCTAAAAGTTTTACATAGTCTATATTTTCTCTAAAATTAAATACACAACCTTTAACAATGGATCCTTCTTTAAATACATATTGACCAAACTTCTCTACCTGGTTTTGAAGTATAGTTTGTAGTTGTGTAAGTTCTCTTGCTTGTAGTGCTACAGCAGGTTTAAATAATACCTTATGATAGTCCTTAGACTCATTATAGTCGTCATAATAAGGACTTACATTAAAATCTGTTTCTAGTGCCATTGTTTATCTCTAAAATTTTATCATTACCTTTACTTTTTCTGTTTGGTCATCATCTCTTGTTATAGGTGTTATGTTTTCAACATACATTATTTCACCTGAGTTAGTTACCAAATCTGGTCCTGCTTTACCTGTAAACTTAAACTTCTGTCCACTTGTTGCTCCAGATACCAAGTAATCTTGTGTTGAGTCTGAAGCTAAGAAGTTTCCTTTTACATTTGTAACAGCTGCAACACTATCAGTATTTATATGATGTAGCACAGCTGTCGCGTCAGTAGTTTCCTGAGAAAGCGCTTCATCTATAGTAAATGCTGCTCCTGTTTGATTAGCAAAACCTGTTAATCTTAATCTTTGATCAAATGTCGAAGCATTTGATGTACTTTTATCTGATGTTTTTACTGAGTGAACATTACCAGTTACACTAGAACTTCCGCCTGTAAATCTTAAACCAGTTACAAATTGTCCATAAACATTAGTAAGGTTTAGAGTACCAGATGCTCTTGCAGTAATAAATCCACTTGCTCCTCCATGAGTTGCATTTGAATCTTGAGTAATTTGTTCTCCTGCTGTAAATGATGTACCTGAATTACTTGTTGAAGTATTCATAGTAAGTACAACATTTGCAAATAAAGGATCTTTTACTATACCAACAGTTCTAAAATCATTCACTGCAGGTAAGTTTCCACCCTCATCATCTATAAAGTCAACAGATACCCCCACAGTATCTGCATATAATTCATTAATAGGATCGGATCCATGTCCGCCTGGAGGTCCTATAATAGGTGTCACATTAGCATTATTAGCTGTTTCAGTATTACCTGTAGCATTAACTATCCCTGTGTTTCCTACGACTACGGCACTTGCAAATGTATAGCCTGAACCTCTGTTTGTTACTTCTATTGTGTCTACTGAAAAATTAACTGTGTTTACTACAGCTCTAGCTTCAGCACCACTTCCATCTCCTGTAATTGTAACTTTAGGAGATATTTCAAATCTTGATGTTGTGTCTGGTTGTGTTGTAAATGCTGATTTAACTAAAACTCTTCTTGCTGAGCCAGTAACAATATACTCTTCAATCTCTCTTGCTTGTCCTTTACCAGTTCCATCTGCTATAAAGAACATACTCTTTTTGTAGAAGTCTGTATTAGAAGATATTGAAGATGTGTCAGATAACACACTTGATATCTTAGCTGTTGCTCCAGATGATGCTCCTTTTATAACTACATTACTTGTCTGACCAAAAAAGTCTCCTGCTACATCAACTACTTTTAAAACAGTACTGTTAGCTGAAACTATAATACCATTAGCTACATTGTTAGATGTATTTGCTTGTGCAGTAGATCCTATCTCATCAAATAGTTGTAATTGTTCAACTGTAAATGTACCACTATTGTTTGCATCTGTTTGATCTATTGTTACGTTAGCACTTACTAAAGATTCTATTTCTAATATTAAATTATTACCTCCAACAGCTGCATCTTTAATTACACCATTGGCTACAGCATTATATCTTGAACCACCACTATTAACATCTACTATATCAATAGCTCCTGATACTGCATTACCTGTTACATCTGTGTCAATCTTTAAAGGTATCTTATCTGTTGTTGCAAACTTATTGAACTCTGCTTCTGTAAGTTCATACATATACTTCCATTGATACTTGTCAGCAGTTGTAATGTAAAGGTCATCATTAGCAGCAGTTTCTGTTTTTGTTGGAGAATCTGTTGATTCACCACCATTGTTATTGAATAGACATTTGAATACACTATAGTTATTATTAGCTTCTTGAACTACAGCATGAAATTCTTTGTTCTGTAGATCACCTTCTCTGTGATCGTATTGTGTGTAAACTCTTCCACTTGTCCAATTGTTTCTATCTATCATATGTGAAACATCACTTGGGCTTATATGTTTTCCATATATCATGTTTCTATATTGATCATAGAATGAAGATTCTTCTGAGTTGTTTGCTGTTGGTGGATTATTGTCGTCAGTGAAAGCAGTATGCTTACCTAAGTAAACATAATAAATTGAATTTGCTGATTCATCAAATGATTCAACAAATTGTTTTGCGTTGTGAGTGTTTAGATTTGATTTAACTAACTTGCCCATTTACTTCTCTATGTTGCTGCCTGTGTTATTGAACTATTGCTTACAGTAACAGCATTATTAACTGTACTTTCTTTTACTACCTTACCGAATAACTTTGTACCCGCAACGTGTGCGGACTTAAGTAGTATATCTCTATATTTATTTAAAGACAACCCAGTTTCAACCTGATATGAATGAGATTGATAAAAATCGTTGTCGTGTATGTATTTAGTATTCAAATGTGACTCTGTTGATGCATGAATACCAGGAGATATTCCAGTAGTGGTAACATTAGCTGTTCCACTTACTACAATATTGGAATTTCCAGTATGTCTTAAAGTTAAATTAGCTCCATGTTCATATGCTATACCACTATCAATAACATCAACTGCTGTAATAATTCCATTAGCAGATTTAGCGTCTGCATTGATAACAGCATTGTCACCTATTGGATTAGTATTTGAATCTTCATATAAATTCAATATAGTTCCACCTGCACCTGAAGTTGCTCCTTCTAATGTACCACTATCGTTGAATCCTAAACTAAATGTTAATCTTCTTAATCCAACATCACCTGTTCCATCACCATTATTAGTAAATTTGTATACTTGACCTTTTGATACAGCTGAGTCTGATATAGAACCATTACTTGCTACAGTTGTGAATACATTTGTTTCACTGTTTAATGAGTTAGCTGATGCAATTGATATAGCATTTATTGTAGAGTTAGATGTAAATGGTTGTGTATTAATTGTAAAATTAACTAATCCATTTGCAAAAGTTTCTTTTATTCTACCATTTTTTATACCTAAAACTGTACTATTAGAGAAGAAAACATCACCAATAGCATTAACTGTACTATTTTTTACCTGTACTATTGATGAACCAATATGGAAATTCTCTGTATTACCAGTAGTAGTATTACTTGAAGTTGATGTATTCTGTACTGTAATTGTATTGACAGTAAGTGTTTGTCCTGCAGATGTAACTGTTTGATTAATAGTTTCTCCAATAACAAAGTCAATTGGAGCTCCACCAGCACCTGTATTCATTCCTGTTAAGTTGACTACGACATCTCTTCTATCAAACTTAGCAATACCTTTTGTATATACTGATACAAATGGATCAAAGTTGTAATTGTTTCCTGGGTTTATATCTGTTAAAGATGTTATTGTTCCTATGTTTCCACTAAATCTTGTAAGAACATCATCAAGTACTGCTTCAAATCCTAACTGAGGAGACTTAGGAAATCCATATCCAAAGTCTACATTAGCATTAAGTACTGCACCTGAACCACCTGATGTTGCTATTGTACCTGCAACATTTTGTGTAAAGAATCCTGCACCTGCAGCAGTTACTGTTGCGCTTATTATATTTCCTTGTCCTGTATCATTAGTTGTAATAGTTCCTGTTGCATTTGTTGTTGGTGCACCACCTCCAGCTCCTCCGCTTGAGAATGTTACTACCTCACCGTTTGCATAGCCACCACCTTTGGTTCTTACAAAAATAGTATCTACAAAACCTATTCCACTATTACCTCCAACAGAGTTAGATGATTGGCCATCTATAACACAATCTAGGAAAGCTACGTTAGCTGTATTGTTATCTCCAACAAAGTCTGTATAAATTGTTATTGATTCTTCGTTTTCTAAACCACCTATCTTAAATGTAGATCCATTACCTGTTCCTACAGTTACAATATTAGCATATGTATTAGATTCTACACCTATAATGAATGCAGCTGTGTTTTGATAAAAAGTTCCTGTTGATCCGTTTGAGAATTTAGCATTTCTAAATCCAATATTAGTTGCATTGGATCCTATAACTTCTGCATGTACTGATACATTTGTAAATGTGTCTACTGTTGCATTGATTGTTGACGTACCATTTGCAAATATATCTGATGCACCTGTATCTGATTGTGAAGTTAAAGTAGCAACTGCTAATGATCTATCACCTCTTATCTTTTTACCATTATCAAAAGCACCTGTAATATCTGATATGTTTAATGAATATACTTTAGCACTTGAGTTAGAGAATGTTCCTAATGTAGCATTTGCTCCTTGAGCTGTTACTACTACTCCAGTTACGTTTGCTGTGTTAGCTACACCAGATGTAATATCAACCACATTATCATTTGAAGTAAATGCTCCAAATACAGAATTCAAAGTCATAACTGTACTATTAACCGTTACTATTTTACCTACTGCTAAACTTTCATCACCTTTTACTTCATCTCCTACTGAGAATGAACCATTTGTACCTGTTATGTCTAATGTTACGTTTTCTTCTTCTGCTATTCTTTCATTGTTTTGGAATATGTGAGTGTTAACAAGTAAGTTAGCAGATAGAGCTAATTGATCTCCAAATGTTCCAGTATGAGTTGCTATATGTAATGTACCATTAGCACCTGACCCTTCTTCTGCAATTAAGACACCATTAGCAACTACATTACCACCAGCCTCTTTACCTACAATAAAAACTTCTTCTGCACCTTGTGTATTTCCTAATTTAGTATTAAGATGTGATATCATATCCGAGCCACTTAGATATGTGACTTTTTCTACTTTTTGATCGACTCTTTCAAATCTAATGAATTCTGCATTATCTACTTTTGATGTATTTGAATATGACTGTGCTGCATTAACTACATTGTTTACTAATAGATGTTGTGTGTTTACATCAATTGATGTAAAAGAAGTATTAGTTGAAAAACCAAAACCACCATTTGATAATTGATATTCTATAAGTCCAGTAGCATTATCTATAGCTGTTGCTCTTACTTTTCCTTGTTTTCCTACATCAGCTATAACTTCAAACTCATCTCCTTTTATAAAGTCTTGTCCACCTAATGTAATATCTACTGAAGATAAAGAACCAGTTACTACTGGCATATCTTCCATAAGACCATCTGATGACTTAGCAATTATCTCACCTCTTAAAAAGTTGCCTCTTAGATTTGAAAGTTGTACAATGTGTACTCTTGCTCCACCAATAATATTTGTAGATATAGATTCAACAAAACCTTTTGCTCCACTTGTTGCTCCAACTATTTCTAAACCTTCTAATGCTATTAGATTGTTTATCTCTGGTGCATACACTTCAATATATCTTGGTAATCTAAATGCACTAGTAGATGGTTTAATAACATCTAATCCAGGTTTATTTACTGTTGCTGCTTCATCAAATAATATTCTGAATAATAGTTGTATTGATCTTTCACTACCTTTGGATCTATAATAATCCATGATATGTTTGATAGTCAATCTATCATCTGCTTTAATTAATCCAGGTAATTGATCTAAATATAACTTCTTAAACTGTTCTAAGAATTGAGCAGTAGTTGTATCAAGGTCTTGATATGATAATAAGTTTCTTGAAAAGTCAATTGTTTGATCTGTTTGTTCTAAGTATTCATAATATGCTTCTATGAAAGCACTGAATACTGGACCACTCTCTTGATAGAAAGTAGGAAAGTGCTCTTTGACGAGGACCGAGATTTTGTCATTCATCTCAGCGGGCATTAGATCCTCTCTTGTACTATCGTAATGCTCGGTGTTTTGTTATAAGATAAGATAATATTTTTATCTGACTTTAATGTTTTATCTACTGGATTAGCAGAAACAACTATATCAGCACCTATAAATGTAGAAACATTAAAATTAGATAGCTTTACAGTACCTAATGTATAATCTACTGTGCCAATATCACTGTTAACTATTGTTACGCCATTACCTGTTTCTTGAACTACTTGCATTACTCCATTACCATTATCTCTTAAACTACAACTTGAAATTCCACCAAAAGTAAAGTTAGTAGATGTAATTGGCGCTGATCCATCCGCGAAAACATTCGAACTGTCCGGTATCTCCCTTAAAATAGCATTATTAAACTCTAATGTTATACTATTATTTTCATTTAATGTAGGTATAAATTTCTTTTGTAATCTAACTGTATTCTCACTATTAAGTATAGAAGGATCAGAAGCATCTATTGCTGCAGAAAGTTTTGAAACTCTCAACTTAGCATTGAAATCATTTATAGTTGCTTCAGCATGAGTATTGATTGCTGCAGCAACTAGAGTCTCAATTTCACTATCACCTTTAGTTGTAACATTTGGATTATACAATACTTTACTTGTAACGTCAACAAATAAAAATACTGGATCTAATACTTTAGGAGCTATACCTAATGGTGTTCTTAATTTTACAAAATCTTCAATATCTTTCTTTTTACTATTTGGTATACCATCTGCATTTTTTAAATCTACAGATATCATTACTTTACCAAACTCAGGTGGATCTGTTTCTTCACCACCAAATACATTGATAGATTCTATATCGTTAAATTGTTGTTTTAATATTGTTTTGTAATCGTCTGTTGTTATTGTTCTGTCTTGAATGGTTAATGCTTTAGGTGCATTGAACTTAATAGAGTTATTGCTTTCAGCTAAACCACCACCTGCTGCATCAGCTATTGTAGTTACGGCTATATTTGCATGACCATCTATTACTGAAGATACAAATACATTGGCTCCGTTTGGAATCTCTCCATTACATTTTCTATATGTTGCTTCAACAATGTTACCATTTATTAGTGGTCTTCCTAATACACCATCACCAAACTGTATTTCATACTTACCTTCTTCTGCAGGAACAATGTAATAGATATTAGATGTTCCAGATAATCCTATAGTAGATAAGCTACTTCTCCATTCTGAATTAGATGTATCTGAACTTGAAGTTGATATTTTTACTACTAAACTATCTGTATCTATTTCTTCATTACTTAATACAAATCTTTGAGCATTGTTAGATGTATCAACAGTGAATAATTCTTTTACTATTTCCCCTTCAAAAATATCTATGTCTTGTGCAATGTATGCACCATTAGCGTCTGGAGTAATTGTAAAT